ATGCAACCATAAACGGCACTACTTCTCCCGTTTCAATTAAAACAAAATTATCCGATGAGGCAAATATAGTAATTGTTGATCCTTCTTCGCCGAAGGAGTGGCACATTTAGATTTTTGAAAATGTAAATATGATCGAGCAAAAAGAATTTACTGTTTGCTCTTTTTTTGTTATAGTCGAGATAATAAGGAACTTCTGAATGTCATTACCCACACAATACCAGTCATACATTCATCTCAGCAGATATTCTCGGTGGTTGGAGGATAAAAAGAGAAGAGAGACATGGGAGGAAACAGTAAAAAGATATTTTGATTTTTTTGAGAAACATTTAGAGAAAAGAACATCGTATAAATTAGACAATAAGACAAGAAACAGATTAGAAAATGCTGTTTTACGATTAGATGTCATGCCTTCTATGCGATGCCTGATGACTGCCGGCAAGGCATTAGAACGCGATGAAATGTCTGGCTTCAACTGTTCATTTATAGCTATAGATTCGCCTAGAGCTTTTGATGAAATTTTATATATTCTTTCGTGTGGCACCGGAGTAGGATTTTCTGTTGAGCGTCAATACGTTTCAAAATTGCCCGAGATCGCAGAAACTTTCTATGAGACTGAAACTACAATCAAAGTAAAAGATTCTAGAATTGGATGGGCAAAAGCTCTGAAGGAATTAATAGGTATGCTATATCAGGGCATGATTCCTAAAATAGATGTTTCAGAGGTCAGACCGGCGGGAACCCCACTAAAGACTTTCGGCGGGAGAGCATCAGGTCCAGAACCATTTATTGACCTGTGTAATTTTTGTATAAAAACCTTCAAATCAGCATCTGGTAGAAAACTTCAAAGTGTAGAGTGTCACGATATTGTGTGTAAAGTAGCAGATACGATTGTCGTAGGCGGAGTCCGACGATCAGCACTGATATCGCTGTCCAATCTTTCAGATGATAGAATGAGACATGCTAAATCAGGAAACTGGTGGGAAATTCATCCACAGAGAGCATTAGCCAATAACTCTGCTTGTTATACCGAACATCCGGACATGGGAATTTTTATGGATGAATGGAAATCATTATACGATTCTAAGTCGGGAGAGAGAGGCATTTTCAACTTGCACGGACTTAAAAAATTCGTAAAGAGTATTGGCAGAAGAGACGCAGATAAAATAGCCGGAACCAACCCTTGCGGGGAGATAAGTCTGAGATCGAAGGAGACCTGCAATTTAAGTGAAGTTGTAATTCGACCAGAAGATACAAAAAAGACAATTAAACAAAAAGTTGAAATAGCAACAATATTGGGCACGTTTCAATCTACACTAACCGAGTTTAGATACCTTTCTAAAGATTGGCAGAAAAATTGCGAAGAAGAAAGATTACTTGGAGTTTCTCTTACAGGAATTTATGATAATGTTTTCATGTCAACGCCGAGCAAAGAGCTTGCATCGTTCTTAACGGAAATAAGAGAACATGCAATCGCAGTAAATAAAAAGTGGGCGAAAAAACTGAATATAAATCCTTCGGTTGCGATTACGTGTATAAAGCCCTCGGGAACAGTTTCTTCTTTGGTAAATTCGGCGCCGGGAATTCATCCCAGATTTTCTGATTATTACATCAGAACTGTTAGATCCGATAATAAAGATCCTTTATGTGTTTTTATGAAAGATGCTGGTTTTCCAAACGAACCAGATGTAACTAAACCAGAACACACGACGGTGTTTTCCTTTCCGATGAAATCTCCGCTTGATGTTAAAAAAGCGCATGATGTATCCGCTCTTGAACAGCTTGAGTTATATCTATTATACAGAAAACACTGGACTGAACATATGGTTTCCATCACAGTTTATGTGAGAGAAGATGAGTGGTTATCGGTTGCGGCATTTGTATATAAACATTTTGACGAGATAGCAGGAGTCTCATTTCTTCCTTACACGGAACATATATATAGACAAGCTCCATACACGAAAATAGACGAGAAAACATATATCGAATTGAGCGACAAGATGCCCAAGAACATAGATTGGAGTAAACTTCAACAATATGAATCCACAGATAATACTGCTGCAAGTCATGAATTGGCATGTACAGCAGGCTCATGTGATATATAATAAGCATGGCGAGAGCAAAAAAACATAAATTGAAATGTGTGGATTGTGATGTTGTTTTTACAATCACTCACCCAGCGGCTTTTTATGTTGAGGTTTGTCCATTTTGCGGCGAATCCGATATTTTAGAGCATGATGACTCAGAACAAGATGAAGACGAAGAATAGTGTAACGGTCGGAATAGACTGGTCTATGTCGTCTCCGGCAATAACAATACATAAAGGAAAAGTTTGGCACTTTTCCAACTGTAAGTTTTATTATATCACAGACAAGAAAAAATGTCTTTTCCCCAGCAATCAATTCATTGGATATGATAAACAACCATTTGATGTTCACGAAACTAGTATGGAAAGATTCGATAAATTATCCTGTTGGGCAGAATCAATAATAAACAAAAATGCACTGATAGCCATAGAAGATTATTCTATGGGATCGAAAGGCAGAGTTTTTCATATAGCCGAATGTGCTGGCATTTTAAAGTATAATTTATGGAAATCAGGGCGCGCGTTTCACACAATACCGCCAACAGTAATAAAAAAATATGCCTGTGGAAAAGGAAGCGCAGATAAGATAAAAATGCTCGAATCTTTTGTTTCTCAGACTGGATTCGATCCATTGGCGATATTCGACATTAAGGCGGGTGCCAGTCCTCTCGCAGATATAGTGGATTCATACTTTATAGCGAAATATATACACGAACATCACTTCGTTCAATAGGATTTTTTTCGTCATATAACTAGCTGATATTATTGGGCGCAAAATAGGGAATTGACAAGTCATTGATTGATGTGATATAATGAGTCATGAGAAAAACTGCAAAACTACCCTCCGAACCATCTGCAACATCAATAAAAAAAGATTCCGACCTGATATATCTGTTGTCGTGGTACCACGCTAATAAAGAAAACTCAGATGCATACAAATATCTTGCAGAATTAATCAAGCGAGAATTTAAACTAGATTTAACCGCAGCTGAATTAAGATCGACTCCATTAACTATAGGATTTTTATCGAGAATTATAACCTTAAATGAAGATCTAAGAGACAGGTTTTTGCCTCGCATCGAACAAGAGGTTCTTCGTATTAAAAAACAAAAACTCCAGAAGAAAAATAAAGAGAATGTTATAACATCAAAAGTGCTTCCGAAGCAGAATGTTCAAGAAAATATAAAAAATGAATTGTATAGAATTTGTTCGCAGATCGACGAAAAATTAGATGAATCTATAGATTCAGGAAAATCGCATGATTTCGATTTATTCTTCAGAAAAAACAATATCAAGCATCAGTATATTCCACCAATCATCAAAACATACAAAAAACAATTAAATGAATTTGTCGATCTTCTGAATGAAAAAGATGAACAGCTCACAGAAGCATACAAACATTTATCCCGCCAGAGAGTTAAACACACCATATCTACGCTACAGCAATTAATTAAAAGTGCTGAGTCTTGGTTATATGATGCTAAGACCATAGCATTAGCATCCAAACGCACACAGACAAGAAAGCAAAAACCCGCCGGCGTTCAAGTCGCGAAACTTTATTATCTCAAGGAATACGAGAATCTGAAAAGTGTGCTGCCATCTAAGATAGTTGGAGCGACACAGTTATGGGTTTATAATGTGAGATATAAAACATTAGGAGTTTATATATGTTCAAACAATCACGGCTTTACCGTGAAGGGTTCCACTATTCAAAATTTTGATGTAAAAGAAAGCATCGTTAAAGTATTACGAAAACCAGAAGAGGTGCTTCCTCAAGTGCTAGAAGCCGGGAAAGTGGCACTCAAGAAAATACTTCCCGCACTGAAAACTAAAGAGAAAAAGTTGACAGGAAGAATCAATAAAGATACGATACTACTTCGTGTCATATGAGAAGCATTTTTTTCGATCTGGAAACAACAGACCTATTATATGTAGGACAAATTCTCAATTATTGTTTCATTGAAACAAACGAAGAAGGAAAGGCTTTGTCTGAATTATCAGGCAAGATCAAAATAAATCCAACTCAACTACCAACTCCACGTGCGATTCTAGCAAATAAAGTGGATGTACTCGCACATCAGAATACCTCAGAAGATGAAAGATCTTCGTTGCAAAGAATTCATAGTTATATTTGGTCTATAGTTGAAAAACACCCGACTGTGTTGGTTGGGTATAATTCAAATAGATTCGATGTTCCTTTTCTCAGAACAAGCATGATTAGGAATGGACTCAACCCCTATTTCAATAAAAACCTAAATTATTGTGATGTCTTTTATATGGCACAGAAAGTCTCATTGATTGATCGCAATTTCTATGATTCATTGCATCAACATGATAATATGACACTCGAATCAGTCGCTAAAAGTTTGGGTCTACTAGAAGGAAAACAATTACACGAGTCTTCTTTTGATGTTCGACTAACAATCAAAGTGGCGCAAGAATTTAAGAAACGCTATAATATGAATTGGTCCGATTTTGATTGTTATGAACCTAGAAAATCTTTGGTCTTAAGGACTCGCCCTAAGTTCCTTCGTGTCTATGAAAGAGAAGAGGAGAGCCATAACGATACGTCGCCTATGGTGTTATTGGTTGAAAAATCGACCCAAGCTCTATGGATAGATTTATTAGAGTATCAAAAATTAATTGATGCAGGCGAGATACCGGATAAAAGATGCGTCTTTTGGTATAATACAAGAACTAGTCCATTCTTTGTAGACAATAATGTCGCCAATCAATTGGATGAGTGGAAAGATATTGCAAAAAACGCACTGAAAGATCTATCAGATATAAACCTAGATAATTTCTTTCCTCCTAAAAATTGTGATATTGAACAATTCATTTATCTATTAGATTTTGATGGAATTACATCGCTGAATAATAGTATATGGAATCGTTCTCGACAAGCTATGGAGTCGAGGGCAGACAAGCACGAAATAGAACTCTATATTAGACACAAAATAAACGAACAGCCTGACAAATATCTTGAGCAGTTGAAAGAATATGCAGAATATAGGTATGGTGGCAAATTAAAAATAGACAAAACCGACACAATCACAGAACCAATTGACGGCGTTTTTAATCCAGCTTTTCATCCGACACTAGGAGAATTATATCGAGATATAGATAATCTACTGGCAGACAAAACAACAGACAAAGATGATCGAGAATTGTTGAATAAACTGAAACAATTTTACGATCATTCGTATATCATGAAAGTGGCTCCCCATTTAAAATCTATTATACGCCAATGAACTATTATGCTATAGGAGATATTCATGGATTGATTCGTCCTCTTGACGTATTAACTGCACATTTGAGCAAACAATTAAGTAGAGATGATGTGGTAATTTTTCTAGGAGACTACATTGATAGAGGACCAAATTCCAAGGAAGTTATTAGTCATCTAATAAATTTTAAGAAATCATATACCACAATATGCCTTCTAGGAAATCACGAAGATATGTTCATGTCGTATATGAACATAGAAGGTGCCATGTTTGGAAGTGCCTTCATACAAAATGGCGGCGATGCCACTATACAGAGTTTTTATCCGAATGAAATCCTTAGATACTGGAACTCTACTAAAGAATTTAAAGACTATGCAGAAAATTTTGCGAGTCGATTTAGAGAAGATTTTCCGGAACATTATGATTTTCTTAATTCTCTGAAGTTATACCACGATACACCAGAAGCATTATTTGTTCATGCTGCTGTTAATTCTCACCTAGCCCTAGAAGAACAGACAAAATTTACACTTATTTGGGCGGATGACAATCGAAACGCATTTTTCGCTCGCATTAAAACTAAACCGTGGAGCAAACTGGTCGTCCATGCACACACACCAATTCCAAGGAATGAAGTATTATCGAACCTGCCGGTCAGAATAAATGTAGATACCGGAGCGGCAAAAGGTCGTGCTTTAACGTGCGTCAAATTAAATTCGACAGAGCCAGCAAAGAGTGATATAATACAAATAGATATTAGTAGTTTAAGAATAAAATGTTGACAATATTGACACTGATACTGTGCTTACTTTCTTTTTTGTGGGGGGAATATCTTGGCTTTAGTAGAGGAATATCTACCGGACCTATACTTGCCGAAAAAATCATAAAAGAAGCGGACCGTTTGCAAAAACAAATTGAATTGAGTGGAAAAAAAGTAACCGATGAAGAGTTTTTAAAACTGTTGACAAAAAGACTGACGACCGGAGACGAATGATTTTGTTCTTTTTGGGATTGTGCACTGGAGCACTGCTGGTATATGCATTATTGATTTGGTATCATATACGAGTCAATAAAATTATTAAAACACGAGAACGCACTATTGCAAAACATGCATATCTTTCCGCATGGAAAGATTCTCTCTTTCATGCTCTGGGCGAATATGATCCAGAAGCATATGTCGAAAAAAGAGCATTGGAATATTTCGAAGATTTCCAGAAATTTTATTTTAAGACGGAGATGAAACAGTGATATTAGTCGATTTTCATCAAACATTCATATCATCTTTTATGTCTCATGTAGGATCATCTCCAACGACGGAAGTGTCAGAAGATTTGATCCGTCATATAGTTCTTAGCTCGATTCTATACTATAAGAAAAAATTTTCAGGTGAGTTTGGAAATGTCGTGTTATGTGTAGACGATAAAGACTACTGGCGCAAGGAGATTTTTCCATACTATAAGGCTGGTAGAAAAAAAGCAAGAGACGATTCAAAGTATGACTGGAAAGTAATCTTTACCTTATTAAATAAAATAAGAGAAGAATTGAAAGAATATTTTCCGTACAAGGTTTTACAAGTCGAAAAAGCAGAAGCAGATGACATAATAGCTGTTCTTTCAAAATATAGTCAGGATAATGAATTACTAGAAAACGTGCTAGTTCGTGAACCTAGGCCGGTACTGATTCTCTCTGCGGATAAGGATTTTTTACAGCTACAGAAATATGCAAACGTAAAGCAGTTTAGTCCTATGCAGAAGAAATTTCTCGTTACTTTAAATCCAAAAAAGGTTTTACTTGAACATATCATTAGAGGAGATTCCGGAGATGGAATTCCTAATTTTCTATCGGAAGATAATATATTCCTCGTCGAAGGGAAGAAACAGAAATCAATTCAATCCAAGAAACTAGAAGAGTGGCTTAAGTGTGGCAATCCACAAGAATTTTGCGATGAATATATGCTGAGAAATTTTAAAAGAAATGAAGCGCTGATTGATTTCGATAAGATTCCTGCCGAAATTCAAGAAAAAATTATATATACATATGAAAATGCTAAACTGGGAAACACAAAACACCTGATGACATATTTCATAAGGAATAAATTGAGATATTTAATGGAGTCGATAGGAGATTTTTGACATGACACCAAAAACATACAATCCGCCACCAACCATTGCCGAGCTTCTTCATCAGGTTTCTCTGGCAAAAACTAAATCAGCAAGAATAAAATTGCTCAAAGAAAATGATTCCCAGTCACTTCGACAAATCTTGAAGCTGAATTTCGATCCAAATTGCAATTTTGATCTCGCCGAGGGAATACCCGAAGATTATAGAGGCAACAATAATATTCCGGGTTTTGGAAACGCAACACTAAAAACTTGTGCTAAATCCATGTATGTGTTTTTCAAAAAATTCTCTCCTGGCCTGCGACAAAAGAAAAGAGAAGTTCTCTTTGCTTCATTATTAGAATCACTCGACAAAGAAGAGGCGCAAGTCCTTCTTCTTGCTAAAGACAAGAAACTGGATATTGGAGTTACTCGTAAAATGATAGAAGAAGCCTTTCCCGGACTGATAGATAATAGTGCGGAGAAAGGCGATGAAAAAGACGAGGAAGAAAAAGATTCTACCGAGAGCGACAGTCAGGGCGTATAATCTTATTTTGTCTTTTGATACGACCGAAGCCGACGAAAATTTAATGGCAGAATTTCGTCGAATCTTGAATCAGATAAATGAACTGTTATTAAAAAACATAAAAGATACCCTTCCGCAAATCTCCCTAGATGAAAACCGATCTATTAAACTAGGAGTAAAACTATACAATGCTGACGACTTAGAGTGATGGCAGCCTTCCGTTGTGGATTTTTCTAAATAAAAATATCCACGGGAGGCAAATATGAGAAAGATCATAATCGAAGCGATAAAATTTTCTGTTAAATCGTTTAGTTACCTATTTTTTGCCTTTTTACCATCAATTTTAGTTCTAATAATACTCACTACTCCCACTATAAATTTAGATCCGCCTGTCAAACTAACCACGATTTCCAAGAATTCTGATATTCATCCAATAATACCAAATACCAAATGGGCACATCTGAAGCCGTGTGGCGTTTATTTCGACGAAAAGGAAAATTTTAAACAAGCGTTGAGTTGTGTCAATACGAAAGTCTGGGCTGATAATCCATTATCTGAAGAATTGGTTCCGCCCAGATGTTTCGTGATATCCACGGAATCTCTTGATGTTGCTTCAACGGAAAGTGCTTATAATTTTGTTCCAGTTGTAACATTTACCGGCATCGGCGCAGTTGTTGGTTTTTATCATCCAGAGACTCAGACAGTTTATATTGTCGAAAACATTGATGCGGATGAAACATATAGGCACGAATTGCAGCATTGGTTTTTGCATCTACATGATCCATCAACAGCCGGTAGCGGACACCACCAAGATATTTGGCAAAAATGCGAGGGACCATACTACAAACCGTCGCTGAAAACAAAAATACTTGGTGCAGTATTGTCAGACAAATGAAGTTTACTTCTTTTTCTTGACTACCTTCTTAGGTGTCTTCTTTAGAGCAGGAGCCTTACATTCTTCAACTTTCTTGAGTTTCAGGGCGACCATTACTCTTGCCAGCAAACATTTTACTTTGGATACTAATTTTTTCATAAAATTCCTGATAGAAATACCAAATTATTTAGCTTTTCTTATTGATTTAGTTGTGCTATACTATATAATATAATAGTAATAGGCACTTATGAATATATTTGTACTAGATATAAATCCACGAATAGCTGCAATTTATCACAACGATGCTCATCTAACCAAGATGATATTGGAAACCGCACAATTATTGTCTACTGCTCATAGAGTACTGGATGGAACAAAAATACAAGAGAAACATCCACGAACAAATAGACTTGTTACCAGATATAAACTAGAAAATGATAGCTTTTATCAGGCTACGCACATCAACCATCCATGTGCGATCTGGACAAGAAGCTCTGCACAAAATTACATCTGGTTAAACAAACTTTTTATTTCATTAGGAGAAGAGTTTCGATATCGCCGAAACAAAGATCATAAAACATATATCGACTTGAAAGATTTGCTATCTGCGCTTCCTAAAAACATTCCTCATATAGGTTTGACTCCATTTGCACAGGCAATGCCGGATAAATATAAAGACGCCGATGCAGTAAAAGCATATCGCAATTACTACATACACGAAAAAAATCATTTGGCAAAATGGTCACTGAGATCTAAGCCGGATTGGTATTATGAAGAAGGAGTAATCAATGCCTACTTATGATTATGAATGTTCTAATTGCAACCATACTTTTACTGAGTTCTGTTCTATTTCAAAAAGATTCGACCCAGAAAATTCTCCTTGTGCTAAATGTAAGCAGCTGTCAGTAAAGCTAATCATTGGCGCATCGTCGCTAATATCGCCCTTTGCAGTAGATGGTCTGAAAAAGCCACAGAGCGATTTCAGAGAACGTATGCAACAAATTAAACATGGGTATAAAAACGTTAAAAGTGTTAAATTAAAAGATTACTAAAATATATGGGAAAAAGGTCTCGAAAGTCCGCCCCGCAAGTAGATATAGAAGAACCTAATAGAAGACAGAAAAAAATATTGAATCATAATCTAAGATTATCTGAACTAAAACCATTAACGAAAAATCAAGAGAAAGTCTTTCACTCATATTTTAGTGGAAAGAACGTGATAATGACTGGCTGTGCAGGAACAGGAAAAACTTTCGTTGGACTTTATCTTGCACTGAATGACTTAATGCAGGGCTTGGCAAAAAAAGTAGTGATTGTTAGGTCTGCGGTTTCAACTCGCGATCAGGGCTTTCTTCCCGGAACAATAGTCGAAAAAATGTCGATGTATGAACAGCCATACAAAAATATAGTTTCAGATTTGATGAACAATAGAAAAGATGCATATGAATTGCTACAGAAAAAAGATGCGCTCGAATTCATGAGCACGTCTTTTCTGCGGGGATTGACGATTGATGATGCAGTCATCATTATAGATGAGGCGCAAAATCTCAGTGACCATGAGTTATCCTCAGTATTGACTAGAGTAGGACATAATACAAGAATTATTGTTTGTGGTGATACATATCAAGACGACCTAAAGCATCTGGGAAAAAAATCGCAGACGTCCGGCTTGCTTTCATTATTAATTTGTGCTAATTATATGAAAAGTTTTGATATAGTCGACTTTGATATAGAAGATATAGTTCGTTCGGGATTTGTAAAAGAGTATTTGCTTGCTAGAATGAAAGCTGGATTGATATGAGTGATAAAAAAGAAGGAATAAAATACGATCAGAATAAAATTAGGATGGATCTGGTTCCATGGGATTCTGTAACTGAAATTGCAAAAGTATTAACATTTGGTGCAAAGAAATATAATGCCAGGAACTGGGAATTGGGCTTTGATTGGTCCAGAGTTTTTGGTGCATTACAGAGACATTTAACACTCTGGTTTCAGGGTCAAGACAAAGACGAGGAAACCGGATTATCCCATCTGGCTCATGCTGGCTGCTGTATATTTTTTTTGTTGGCTTTTAGCCTCAGAAAGACAGGACGAGACGACCGCCCGAAATTGTCAGATGAGAGCCTAGATGCAATGAAAAATTATTTCACTTCAAAAGAACAATCTACATCAACTGATATATAATATAGTATTCGGATCGCATTTATAATGAGCAATTATGAACGAGATATTGTCAGCAATTAAAGAATTGTTAGAAAAACTTTTTCGCAAATCAACTGAAAAAGCTACTGAACCAAAGCCTAAGCCTGAACCGGTCAAACCAACCGAAAGTCCAAAATCAGAGGTGACGTTAGAGGAGCCGGAAAAATCAACCATTCCGGTTATCACTTCTTTTTTATGGAAGCCAGATTCTGATACTTTTCCCAAGGGGGTGGTAGTTTCTGTGAGTTCTGATACGCTGAGAGCCCGCGATGTAAGAATTAAGTTCGTTGACAAAAACGGCAAAAATATAAAGATCAAGACAACTTTCAATGAGGGAGGTCACCTCAGAGGCAATCGTTTGCCCAATCATAAATTTGGTAGATTCAATTTCAAGCCGGGTGGGTTTCCCAAAGATTTTGAAAACAAGGCTCCAATATCCGTGTCATTCACTGCTTTTATTGATGGAATAGAGGTCCCATGCAAAGTTATGGGCAAAGATTTTATTGTTGTTAAAGATGTACATAGCAGATTAGAGTTGAGATAATTGTGAAGATGTCCTATTAGTAATATAGCATTTAGAAATCGACATCTGATATTCAGCCGCAATAGTGCATTTAAGTGCCCGTAGCTCGCTCTCCCCTTTAGCTAAATATAGTGCGACCGGAAAAATGAAACGATTTAGTACTTACATCGAAGAGTCTATAATAAGTCAAAGGCAAGATAGTCTTTCGCCTGATATATTCGAAGACCCCAATGCGGTTAATCCAAAATTAAAAGACGACTTACGTGATGAAATTCTTAAAAGAATGGCTCCGCTGGTAGCTGAAGTTAAGGTACTTGACTATGTACTTCTTGGAAGTATATTAACTCTTAGATATGATGAAAATAGTGATATAGATGTCACGGTTCTTGTAGCCGAAAAAGACTTAGAGAAGAGTAAAAAAATAACTTCTAAAATATCAGGGAAAAAATATAAAAATACGCCCTATCCCATTAACTATTTTATTATGAATGATGCAAAAGAATATGAAAGAAGAAAAACAGAAGCCGCTGACGCATCTTTTGATATTAAAAATAACGAGTTTATCAAAAAACCGAAAGATATAAAATTTTCGATAGAGTTATATTTACAAGATTACGCCGACAAAGTTAAAGCAATCGATTTACTTGCAGATCGATTAGATGATGTTTTATTCGATTACGAGTCCATAAAAAATATGACCGATGCAGATGCAAGACAACTGAAACAGAGGTTAAAGCAGACAATCGAAGATATGGAACTAAATGCAGAAGAAATTAGTGCGATTTATGATGACATAAAGACCAAACGCGAAGATGCATATAATAAAACTTTGACACCCGAAGAAATAAGAACATACGGAACTAATAGTTATCTTCCTGGAAATGTAATTTATAAACTTCTTGAAAAATACCATTATCTTAAACTATTGAAAACTGTCAATAAAATAATTTCCGATGGAGAAATATCCAAATCTGAGATTAAAGTCTTAAAAAAAGCATTAGACGATCATAAAAAGTTGACGTGAAAGAAAAATAATGGTAAATAACTAGCTTTAGCGCAGCACAAACAACTAAAACGGGACAGGAAGTAGCGCATAAATTCCTTTTCGGGTTTTTAGTTGTTCGTGCTTTTTTATTTGCTAAATGCTGATGTTATATGATACTATAATTGATATGAGCGACGTTCTTGACATCACCCAGCAATTTATCGAGGATTTAACTAACTCTCAGAGAATCAGGAAACTAGTGCTTGATGAGACATTTGCAGCAGAATTATATTCTGCTATGTGTAATATTCAATATACGAGAAAAGATCTGCCAAAAACTCACCAAGCGTCTCTTTCCTGGAGATCGGCAGCGGGACTTGTTGCGGATTTAAGAAAACCGAAGTATGATGAAGATTATTTGGATTGGTATCTTCGGGGAGCCGAGGGCATGCTCACGGTCAGGGTAAAAGACGAATTAGAATTATTGGGATGGACAGCCAATGGATATCGTGAGCTCTCCATGAAATTGAAACAACCAAAAAATATTAAAGGAATTATTGGCAAGTAACTCAATGGCAGAGTAGCGCACTGTTAATGCGACGGTTGTAGGTTCGAGTCCTACCTTGCCAGCCTAAAAATTGAGTATGAAAAAATATAGACTTATAACATATAAAATTTCGGCATTTTTTCCTGATGAATTAGTTTTATTTGAAACTAGATGGAAATTTATATTCGATTTTGTAAAAAAAAGAAAGATTAAGAGATTCAAGGAGAAGAATCTTCCTCTGGTAGAAATAATTGACGGAGAGAAAAACTGGCTTGTTCCCTGGACATTAATCGACGAAAAAAAAGATTTAGAGGAATTATCTAACCTAGAAGATGGTAGGTGTGATGTTTTAGAAATAGTAGAAGATGTGATGTCGGTAAATGCAACATACGAGCCGCCCATACCCGAAGAAAAAATAATCGAAGAGTTAGACAGAAAATCTCAGCCAGGACTTCTAGTAGACAAAGACTTTACTAGCAGTGAAATAGCAAAAAGAAAAGAATTTGCCGATAAAATTAAAAATAAAAAATTGAAGCAATCGAAAGGGGGGATTTTTCTGCCGTGATAACTCGTCCCTTGTTAGCAGAAACTTTGGAAGATGTAAGTTTGTTGAGATTTCCAGTTATAGTTACACCAAAGTTAGATGGAATTAGAGTCCTTAAAGTAAACGGAAAGGCAGTCACAAGAAAATTCAAAGACCTTCCGAATAGGTTCGTGAGAAAGCAGTTAGAAACTATACTGCCCGATGGCATTGATGGCGAAGTAATGTCATCAGGATCTTTTCAAGACATACAATCAAAAATTATGAGTTTTGATGGAGAACCAGATTTCACATTTCATGCTTTTGATTATGTTCAGGATAGTCTCGATGTTTCATATGAAAATAGATTGAAGTCATTAGAAAACTGGTATTCTTCGATTGCCGACTCTAGGATCAAATTGGTCCCTTCTGTTCTGATAGAAAACCAAGAAGAGTTGCTGAAGATAGAAGAAAAATATCTTTCCATGGGCTATGAAGGAGTTATGATTAGATGTCCGAAGGGCAGATATAAATGCGGCAGATCGACTCTTCGTGAACAGATACTACTTAAATTGAAAAGATTTAAAGACGATGAAGCAGAAGTAATTGGATTTGAAGAGAGATTCAAAAACACAAACGAGAAAGAAAAAGACGAACTGGGATTGTCAAAAAGATCCAGCAAAAAAGATGGCTTAGTTGCATCTGACACGCTCGGCGCGCTCGTTGTGAAAAATATCAAAACAGGACAAGTTTTTAATATAGGTTCGGGTTTCGA